TATCTATGACGGCACAAGAGCATTTCCAATTACACCAAACCCGCAACCAGGGGACCACTACCTAGGTCTTGACACTTCAAATTCCAACAGACTAACCAGGCAAGACTCGGCTGGGGTCGTGAAAGACCTTGAAGCAGGTTTAAGCTACACCGATGCCGATGCAGTACAGGCAATTAAGACAGAGATCACCACTTCTCCCTTAATCCCACTCTCCTCACTCGACATTTCCGACGTTGTTTACTTAAGAAATGCTGCAAGTGGTAACTTTTTTCGAGCCCGAGTAAGAGACTTGCAAAGGCAAAATCCGGATCAGTTTGTACAAGTGTTTGATGACTTTATTTCCGGCACCTTCACGAGTCTGTTTTCATCTTTTACTCTTGGCACGGGAGCCTCTCACCAGGTGGGCACCTACGGACAAGATTTGACAGAGCTTGCAATCGGAGTTTTGCAATCGGACACAGGTACAACATCTTTCGGTAGAGCTGCACTGGGCACTGTGTCTGGACTGGTAGCGAGAGCTGGAGCCGCAAGCTTTGTGTATGAAGGCCGTCATGCTCTTGAGACAATTTCAACTCCAACCGACAGATTTGTTTGGAGAATTGGTTTAACCGACAGTATTGCCGTAACTGGAGAAGGCACAAACGGCCTTTATTTTAGATATACAGATTCCCTAAACAGTGGCAGGTTTCAGGCCGTTTCTCGGGTTGCTAACACAGAGATCATAGCTGTTGACACTGGATTTGCTCCCGATCTTGACTACCACATCTACCGCGTTGAACTAAATTTACTCGGCACGCAGGCTCAGTTTTTTATCGATGGTAGCCTGGTAGCAACGATTAATCCTCCCAACCTGCCAGGCGGTACGAACCCCTTTGGTGCAGGTTTTAAAATTGAGAAAACAATCGGTTCAAACCAAAGGGATATGGACACTGATTGGATGAGAATCATCATTGAGCGAGATTCAGCGAGGTAAAATATGAATTTATCATGGAAAGAATACCTATCAAATTCCGCAAAAGAAGCCGACATTTTAACAAACTCAGAGTTTGGGCGAAAACTTGTTTTAGCTTTTAAGCAAAAAAACATAAGCGAAGGAATTAATGCAATTCAAGCCCTGCACCTACATCACAAAGCCAGAGCTTTAGTAGTGAAAATTCCAGACGGGCCAATATTGCAAGTTGATCTTTTAAACATGGCTTTAACAGGAGATCTTGAAGCCGGCTGCTTGGCCCTCATGTGGTGCGAATTAGATGACATGACTTCTCCCCATCACTGGCTAAATGAAGAACGAAGGGATTGGTTGGTAAAACAATTAAAGGAGCATCTAGGATGGGAATAGATTGGAGAAGAGTGACCGCTTTTTTTGTAGGAATTATAGTTGCAATCATCGTAGTTTACGATGTCTTTGTTTTTGTTCAAGCAGGCACAGAGGGGACCATAAGCAGAGTGCTGATTGATTGGTCCTATCAACTTCCGATCTTTCCTTTTACTGTCGGTGTGATTATAGGGCATCTTTTTTGGCGTGTTAAAGACGACACTTTCACCAGTAGGTGGGGAAGATCGTGACCGTTACAGTTGGAGAGTCTTGCCATTTAGCTTTGAAGCTCTATGACAAAAACCCATTGGCGAAGGTAGTAGCTAAAATCTACTCCACGACTGGTAAGGAATTGGGTCAAGTCAAAATGTTTCACGCTGGCGATGGTCTTTACTTAGCCCAGTGGGGTCCAATGCCGGACGAGAAGATCGTAGTCGTTTATGATGTCTTAGATCCTGAAGACTATGCTGACTCAGCAGAGATGATTGAGCCCTCGCCAAAAGCCCAGGAGCCTGAAGTCTTTGTGACAGGTATAGTTAAAAAAGTTAGCATTTCAAAAGAGTTTCTAAAGGGTGTGGTTTATGAAGTTACGCATTGTGAACGAATTTGGAACTCCACTGAGTCTTAAAGGCGCAACCTTAATTAAGGTTCAATTCGAGTACGAAAACGGACACACCTTAGAAAAAACTAACCCAAAAATCCTTGATGCCGCAGAGGGCAAAATTCAAGTTGACCTCGATGAGTTTGAAATTCAAGGTTTAAAGGTGGGGGATGCTCAAAACTTCTTGGCAGAAGTGCAGATCGATGACGACATCTATCATGTGCTTTTTGCAAAGTCTTTGAATGTTAGAATAAAGGACGGCAGAAAGGCTATTGTACTATGAAGCCTCAAATTGAAATCAAAAGCTTCTCGCTTGAAATTAAAGACGCTGACTCCCATGGGATGATTAGAGGGTTTGCCTCAACCTTCGGCAATGTTGATCTAGCCAATGACATTGTAGACAGGGGTGCTTTTAAAAAATCAATTCGTGAATCAAAAGGTCTGTGGCCGATTTTAGCAGACCATGATCCTGCAAAGCAAATCGGATGGAATCTTCGAGCCGAAGAAGACGATAAGGGCCTTTATGTAGAAGGCAAGCTAGACATGAATGTTCAAGCAGCAAGAGAGAAATACTCACTTGCAAAGCAAGCTTCTGAGCTTGGCGCAAAGATGGGGCTTTCAATTGGATATATGGTTGTGAAAGCAGAACCAGATCGAGACAAGCCAATGATTAGAAGAATTAAGGAGGTAAAACTCTTTGAATACAGCCTTGTAACATTTCCAATGAATACGGAAGCAATGATTACAAGTGTAAAAGGTCAGACCGACTTTGGTCGTATTGCTTGGCTAAAAGAGCATATTTTAAAATTAAAAGAGCAAGGCTTTTGTGATGCTGACATTGAGCTGGCACTTCATGGAGAAGCCGCCACAAATGAAAGTGATCCGCAGGAATTGCAATCACTTCAGAAACTCATTCAGCTAATGAAAGCGTAGTTTAAAACAAAACATAGAAAGGGAATTAACATGGAAACAAAGCAAGTAATTGAAAGCTTGCATCAAGCTTTTGAGGAGTTCAAAAAAGCTAACGATGCACGCTTGAAAGCTATTGAATCAAAAGGATATGCACCTGCAGACTTGATTGAGAAAGTTTCAAAGCTAAATGAAGAAGTGCAGAAGAAGAGTGATGAGATTGCTCAGCTAAAAACTGCTATGGCAAGGACTGCGCAACCTCAGACCAAGGAGGGTCGCTCTGAAGCTCAAGAGAAGGCTGCGCAGATGATGAACGCGTACCTTAAAAAAGGTCACTTTGAAATGGAGCTAAAAGCTCTATCAAGCGACTCTCAAGAAGATGGTGGGTTACTCGTAACTCCTGAGCTTTCTTCTGAGATCGTAACAAAAGTTTTTGAAACTTCTCCCATGCGCCAATACGCATCGGTTCAAACAATTTCAACTGCGGCTTTAGACATCATTCAAGATTTGGATGAGGCAGGTGCTGGCTGGGTCGGTGAGCAGCAATCTCGTCCTGAGACCGACACACCTAAGCTTAACCAGATTCAAATTCCAGTTCACGAAATCTATGCAGAGCCTAAGGCAACGCAAAGACTTTTGGATGATGCGGCCCTAAATATGGAAGCCTGGCTTGCTGAGAAAGTTGCAGACCGATTCGCAAGACTTGAAAATGCTGCTTTTGTTTCAGGCGATGGGGTTCAAAAGCCCAAGGGTTTTTTGAGCTATGCGGACGGAACTGGCTTTGGCCAAATCCAGCAAGTTCCTTCTCAAAACGCGACAACTATCACTGGTGATTCGTTAATCAACTTAATCTACTCACTCAAAACCGCATATAAACCAAATGCTAGATTCTTTATGTCTCGTGATGCAATTAAAGTTGCCCGCTTGCTTAAAGATGCTGACCAAAGGTATTTGTGGGCACCTGGCCTAGACGGTCAAACTGCCGGATCAATCTTGGGCTACGAAATCATCGAGTTTCAAGATATGCCTGTAGTTGCGGCTGGAAACTTGGTTGCGGCTTTTGGTGATATGCAACAGGCCTACCAGATCGTTGACCGCATCGGTGTTAGAGTTCTTCGAGATCCTTTTACAGCTAAACCTTTCGTCAAGTTTTATACAACCAAACGAACTGGTGGAGCGGTGAAGAATTTTGAGGCAATTAAGATCTTAAGAGTTTCAAACACTTAATTTAAACGAGGTGTAACATGTGGAAAGATATAAAATTTAAAACATACCATCAGCAAGTCTTAGCACCTGCTACAGTGACCGCAGATGTAAACTCGGCTTCTGTAGACACTAAGGATCTAAACAGTTTAGGCTTTGTCGTTTCAGTTGGGGCCTTTACTTTTACAAACACTAATAAAATCGACTTGGTTCTTGAGCATTCTGACGATAACTCTAACTGGACTCAAGTGGGTCAGGAAAACCTTTACGCTGGCACCGCACCAATTGCTAAAAGTTTGTCAGCCGCGGCTGACGCATCAAAAACTCACCTGGTTGAGTACCGAGGTGGCAAAAGATATGTCAGATTGGTTCTTGATGTTAGCGGCACAGTTTCAGTCCCTGCGGCTGTGGTTGCAGTTTCTCTTGACCCTGAGAAACTTCCGCCTCTATAATGTTAATTCTGATTCGATCCTTATTTGAGAAAGGCTCTGATCTAAAAATCAGGGCCTTTTTCATTTTATAGAATGATGAAATATAAAGTTTTAGTTTTCAGACCTCACCTGATTGAGGATAAGAACCTTGGAAAGTTTTGGGCGTGGCCTGGACT